GCGGTGTTGCTCTCAGCCGTCGCACGATCGCCACCAGGTCGGTGTCCGGGACAAGCGTCAGATCCGCCGTGCCGGCGACTTCCATTGCGATGGTATCGACAGCGATCGGGCTGAGGTTCCGAGCGACCGCCACATCCACGATGTCCTGATAGAGCTTCTGTCGCGCTGGGCTCAGCGGCGGCGCTGGCGGTTCGGCCTCCGGGGGCGCGGGCTCCGGCACGGGCGCTGGCTCCGGCGCAGGCGGCGGCGCTGGCGGCGGCGCTGGCGGCGGAGGGGTCGGCTGCGGCGCCGGGGGCCGCTCGGCCTCAAGCCGGCTCGACAGCGCCTCGAGTTTCGACGCTGGCGGCGACGGCGACGCGCCGTCCTCCCCCGGGAGGTCGAAGATCGCGCCTAGCTCCTGCGGCAGCCCCGCCTCGACCGTCTCGTCCAGACTCGCAGCCTGTTGGAGCTCGACCGACGACGGGAGGAACTTCACCATCAAGCGGATGCAGGTCTTGAGCGCCATCGCATCGAAGTCAGTCTGCCACGGCGAATCCCCGCGCTCCGCTGCGCGCGAGAACTTATCTCGGTGCTCTTCCATCTGCTGATGCGACATCACGATGAACTGCCCGCCGCCGCTCTTGAATGTCGCCACGGCGTAGTACGCGATCACCTCGCCCGGGTCGTGCAGTGTCGGGCTGTGGTAAAGGTCGGGTTTCAAGCCGTAGTTGTAGCTGAACTTGTCGCGCTCGGCCACGGGGTGCGCGTCGATGGTTGCGATCTCGCCACTGTTACGCGCGAGCTTCATCAGGCCCTTGTAGCCCGGGATGACCACAACCTCGAACACGCCGCGTCGCGTGTTCCGAAACGGGATCAGGTACGCCTGCCCGAGCAGCGGATCGGGCTCCAGCCCAAGCTGTGAACAGGTGACGATCGCGCCAGCGAGACTCGTCGGATCACAGTCCAGCAGCTTCGGGGTGCGAAGGATCGCCGTCATCGCCACTCGCGACATGCGATCCGGTGTCATGTGTCGCGGCAACGCCAGCGCGATTTGCGGCTTGAGCTTCTCGAGCATCGCGCGCACGTTGGCGACCTTCTGCTGCGGAGCGAGCTGCTGCGGAGGTTTCACCTGCTCGGCGCTCATTGGACGGCCCCCTCACTATCTCAGGCTATTTGACTCGTCGCAACACGCGACCGCTCCACTCAGCCACACTGTAGGCGGGGCGTCGCTCGGTCGCCCAGCGATAGCGCCCGGCGCCGCCTGGGAGCGTCCCCACCACCGCCTCCTTGAGGCAGGCCTTGAGACGCGCCTCGGCCTCCTCCTTCACTAGAGTCGCCTCATCAATCCGTGTCATCGCCTCCCGGCGCGCCCGATCCCAGTCCAGCGCCTCCTGCGGCAGTGCAACGGCGGTGCCGGGCGCCTCTTGTCTATAGATAGCACTCAGCAGCGCGTGGTCGGCCGGGAGCACGGCTGGCGGCTCAAGCCGTTGCAAGCGCTCCCAGAACAGCGCCTCACGCTCGATCAGGAGGGCGATGAAGCGGTCATCTCGCGGCACGTCGTACCAGAAGAAGCGCTGGCCGCCGATCAGCACGGCGATTGACCCCCAGCTGAGCCCCGTCACCGCCAGCTGATGCTGAAACTGAATCAGCACGTACAGCGGCGGCTCGTCACCCCACTCGCCGGTGACGCCGGTCGTCTTGACCTCAAGCAGGCCGTCCGGCGACGGCGCCACCACCTGACGATCCGGGGTCGCGAGCAGGAAGGCGATGGTTGCGTGTCGAAACACCGCAAACGGGACGTACGGCGCGAGCGTGCGCTCGGTCACCTCGCTGTACTTCTCGGCGACCACGGGCTCGAGGCGCCGCCCCCACTCCAGCCGCTCGTTATCGGGCATCTCCTCGCTGAGGCCGAGCTTGTCGGCATAGACAGCAAGCGGGGTCACGAATGGCGAGAGGCCGAGGATCGCCGCCGCGTCACTGGAGCCCAGACCGCTACGTCGCGCGAGGAGCCAACTGGCTCGGTCGGGGTACACAGTACGAGTGTCGTCAGCCATGAACCGGGACCCTCAAGTTGTCAAATCGCGCCTGACGCTACCTATATCATAAGGTAGGCCCATAGGTAAACTCTTTTTTCCTCACAGGCCTACTCATAGTAAGGTGTCTCTATTAAAAGATGCTATATGTAGCGCAAAACAAATGCTGGACATTTACTCATGGGTTAACCTATACTCCTACTCATGGCGCAGTCACAGACCGACGGCGTGAACCTCTCACATGGAAGGGATCGGAGATGAAAAGCGGACGAACCCTAGTCGAGCTGGCAAACGAACTGGAGCGGCAGCGTGAGTCACGGCGCGATTTCATTGCGCCCATGGATCGCCTCACGGCGGTCGTCGAGGAGCGGGAGGCCGGGAAGCCGCAGGTGGCGCTGGCCGGGCTCGGCGACACGGCGCTACCCGTGACGGCGCTCGGGCACGAGCAGCTCGCCAGCGAGCTGGAAATCCCCAAGCGCTACTACGACCGCATGGCGACCGAGGCGCCCGCCCTCCTGGCCGAGAACATGAACCACTGGCTCCTCCGCGCGGCCCCCAAGCGGCGGCTCGTGCGAACCCTCGACGGCCGGGTGCGCGCCTTCCTGAGTGACGCGTACCGCCCGCTCGACAACGTCGAGCTGGCCGAGGCCGTCCTCCCCGTCCTGACCGACATCGGCGCGCGCGTCGACAGCTGTGAGCTGACCGAGCGCCGCCTGTTCCTCAAGATCATCCTCCCGTCCCTCAGCTGGGACATGGCCGTGGCGCGCCGTGAGGCGATTCAGCGCGCCGGCGGGAGCCTCGACGTCTTCATCAAGGAGGACGTCGTGCAGGCCGCGCTGACCATCTCCAACTCCGAAGTCGGCGACGGCTCGCTTCGTGTCGAGGAGTCACTGAACCGGCTCGTCTGCCTCAACCTCGCCACGGTCTCCAAGACGATCCGCAAGTACCACGTCGGGCGCCGGCACGACGGCTTCGACGAGAGTGTGAACGAGCTGCTGTCGACGGAGGCGCGGCAGGCGGACGACCGGGCGTTCTGGCTCAAGGTGCGCGATGTCGTCCGGGGCGCCTTTGACCAGGCGCGGTTCGAGCGGACGGCGCGGCGGTTTGCCGAAGCCTCTGGCGACCTCATCACGGTGCCAGTCGAGCAGCTGGTCGACGTGACGGCGGTGAAGTTCGGCTTTACCGATACGACGCGCAAGAATGTGCTTCAGCACCTCGCGGCCGGCGGCGAGCTGTCGCGGTTCGGCCTGATCAACGCGGTGACCCGCGCGGCCGCTGACGAGCCCAGCTACGACGTGGCGAGTGAGCTCGAACGAGTGGGCGGCCGGATCATCGAGCTGCCGAAGACCGAGTGGGCGCAGCTGACGAAGGCTGCCTGACCATAGACCCGGCGCAGGGCTCGGGGAACACCCCGGGCCCTGCCGCCTCTCAGACGGAGGGACGTGTTATGAGCCAGAAGAAGCCGCGCGACGGCGAGAAGCAGCAGCTTGTCACCATGGCGCGTCAGCTGGAGCGGCTGCTGGGGCGCCGTCGGCGGTCGGTGAAACGCCTGACCGAGATCGATGCTGAGATTCGCGACATCAAGAAGCTGCTGCGCGACATGACCGAGGTGACCACCAGCGACATCTATGGTGACTACAGCCTCGAGCCGAAGGACGAGACGGCCAAGCCCCTGGAAGGAGGGCGAACATCATGAAACAGATCGTGCAGATCGACCTGGCTGACGCGGTGGCGCTCCGCACCGGCAGCGCAAATGCCATCGCCTGTCGCATCGCGGACCAGGAGACACTCATCACGCTGTCCCCGGAACTGCTCGCCGCGATTCATCTTAACGGGGCGGGGCCGCGGAGCGCCTCACGCGCTGGGCGGCCGCGACGAGTATTTACTCAGACGTTCAGGGACAAGGTGGTCACGGCAATCAAGAATCGTGACGACGGTGAATCGGTCGCCGCCATCGCGAAACGTCACGGGATTCATCGGACTCTCGCCCAGACGTGGTTTACTCAGCGCGAGGGGCGGCCGAGTAGCGATCGCGCGAGGCCGGCGACAACCGACGAGCGACGTCGCTATTCAGCCAAATTCAAGGCGAAGGCGGTCGAGGCGGCGCGAGAGCGTGATGCGGAGTCGGTGGGCGCGGTCGCGAAGCGCCTCGGAATCCCTGACGCGAACCTGCTGCGCTGGATGAAGAAAGCGGGGGTGAAGTAGCCATGGCCGTCACGCGCACCTATAAGGAGCGGAGGCACCGCCCACGGCAGTGCGACATCTGCGGCGAGTCGTATCACCGGCGGAACCTGATCGAGGGCTGGACGAGCCAGAACGCCGGGCACCGCGCCGGCTGGGGCAAGGCGCTACTGAGGATCTGCACCCGCTGCCAGGGCCCGACGGCGACCGTGCGGACGTTCATCATGGCTGAGACGAGTCTCGTGAAGCGCGCAGCTGCGGAGACAAGCCCGGCCAAGCGAGCAGCGGCAGAGACAAGTCCGGCTAAGCGCGCGGCGGCGACAACCAATCGCGCGGGCGGAGTAGGGCGTGATGCCGTCTCGGGATGAGTGCACCGGCTGCGGGGCGACAGAAGTCGAGCGCCACCTGGCGGTGGGGCCAGCGCTACTGAGCCTCTGCCCACGCTGCCGTCACGAGCTCCACCGGCTCACGGCCCCACGGGCACCGCGGTCGAGTGACTCCGAGCGGTGGCTACGACGAGCGGTCGAGGTGGCGATTGAAAAGATGGGGGCCCGAGCTGTGACACCCGGGCCCCCTTGGCGCGATGACCGACGCGGACCAGAGGACTAAAGTATAGCCCATGTCCGCTCGAAAGGAAACGAAAAAAATGGGGCAGCCTATGCCGGTTGACACGGAGATGGTGCTGACGCGCCTGCGATGTAAGCGGTGCGGCCACCGGTGGATCCCGCGGATCGAGATCGTCCGAATCTGCCCGCGCTGTAAATCGGCGCGATGGGATACCCCGCGGGGCCCCCGGCGCTAGGGCCCCCACCCGATGATCCTATGGAGCGTCGGTTGCATCGTCGCCACAGCCTGGCTAACCGCCGTCTGGCGACAGGACGGGCCAGCGGCTTTCCTGGTCTATGTGGTGGGCTATCCCATCGCCGTCTGGCTCTGGCTCGCCATGACGGCGACAGAACAGACACAAGTGAGGAGGAAGCACAAATGCCGAGACATGATACCGAGGTCGTCCGACTCACAGGCGAACGGCTCGAATGCTCCTGCGGCCACCGGCATGAGGTCGCCGAGTACGCGCCGTCCTTCATGACCATGGTGGGGATCATGCTCCTGTGCGAGTGCCCGGACCATGATGTTGACCTCCGGGTGACCAACCGGTCACACGTCACTCGAAGCGAATGATCACCGTCGGCTTGCCACCCTGCCCTGGCACCACAAGCGGCACCTGGGGGTCGGAGGCGAGGCTCGCCACCCCGGCGCCAGCGGCGTTCGCCCAGACACAGCGGTAGCTCACCGACTGCCCGCTGGTGACGGTCCGGTCCACGTAAGGCCACGTCACCGGCAGCGGGATCGCCGGCCCCACCTGCACAAACGGCCCATCGGTGCCCGGCCCTCGCTCGATGCGGACCTCAGTCGCCACACCCCCCGTGGTCGGCGCCGAGCCGCAATTGACATCGAAGACCGGTTTCGGCTGCGCAGCAGTGAGCGTCGGTACTGCCAGGATCGCGATAGTCAACAGAACACGTCGCATGGTCCATCCCCCTCTATTCATATCGGAACTGCACGACAGGCTTGGCCCCCTGCCCAGGCACGCCAGCTTGAATCACGAATGTGACCGAGGGCGATCGAATGCTCTCCAGCCCCTCGGTATCGAGGGCGCTTACGGTGAGCGCCAGTGTCCCACGGTCCACCGGTATGGTCACACGGCGGCTCACGACTGTACCGCCAGTCGGGCGTGAGGCTGGGAAGTTGAAAACCGTCTCGCTCCCCCCATCGACACGAACGTAGAGACGAACGAACGCGAGATCGGTGAGCGCGGTTGAACAGGGCGGCGACGGCTGCCCGGCGCAATTGGAGGTTGTCGGCTCAAGGTAGCTCACATTCACCGTGGTCTGCGCCGTCTGCTTGGCCGGTACAACAAGGGGATTACACATCCCGCCGACGCAGACCCACGCGCCCGTCGGGGCCGCGGCGTGATACGGCAGCGTGAACAGCAGCGGCGGGGTCTGCGTGCCGGTCTGAAACGAGGTCCCGTCATTGTAGCCCCCGGCCCACGCTACACGCGCCCCGCTTGCCCATGTTACTGTGAACGTGGCGCCTGTGGCGCTGAGCGTCGGCCCGGTGACGACATTCTGAGCCTCCGCGAGCGCAGGGAGTAGCAAGCAGAGCACGACCAGCCAGCGAGTCATCTATACCCACTCCCCCTGCGCCATTTGCTGCGCAAGCCGCTTCGCGCGGTCGCCGACCTGACCGGCCCAGCGCGAGTCGAGCATCTCGGCCGCCGCCGCGTCCCAGTGCTGCCCCTCGCACGCGGCGAGCATCCGCTTGAAGCCCATGAGCCCGCCAGGCCCCATATTGAACGCCATGGCGATGAGCACCGAGCGCCGCGGTTCGGCGATGGTGTCACTCCACGGCGCACGCACGTGTACGGCGTGCGCTGCCCGCTTGATGTCATGATCAAGCATGAGGTCAATCTCGTCATCGGAAATCCCCACCGCGTCGAGGTTGCGGCCGACACCGATGGTCAGCCACCCGTAGAGGTCACGATAGGGCAGGTGTCGGCGGTCTTCATCCCGAGTGAGTTGCTCACGGAGTGTCATAATGATCGTCTCCATTTCCACGTTACAGCACAGGCTTCGTGATGATATCGGTCACCACCATACGTCGTTCAGCCTCAAACACACGCCCGCTGTTATCGACCGCCTGGAGCTCAAGCATATAGGTCTGCCCAGGCACGCCGCCTTCTATCAGCTGCGTGACGACCGATGTGCCGACGATTGAGAGCGCCGTGAAGGTGAGGTCAGTCGTCACATCTGTGTTGTCCGCCTCAAGCACCGCAAGGAAGGTGGCGGTCGCGAGGTACTGCCCCGTCGCCAGCTCGTGTTTGAAATCCACTGCCCAGTCAATCACCTCCGTTGACTGTTTTGTCATCGGCGGTCCGACGATCATGACGCACCCCCTCGTCTGGGTCGAATGTTGGCGGCCGACCGGCTGTACGTATTGCGACGGGCTGGCGCGGTGTAGGTGTTGCTCCGATCTCGCGCCGGGTACTGATTAATCCCCATACTAATGAACGGCACCTCGGTCCCAGTTGTGAGGGTCGCCACGGCGACAAGACTCAGGCTGCTGGACCCGATCAGCGCGATGGCCGTCTCAAGCGTGGCCGCGGTCGCGAGACTAAGGTCGGAGGCCCCGACAAGCGCAATGGCGGTGTCAAGCGTTGCGGTCGCGATGACCAGGCTGAGGCTGGAGGATCCGATAAGTGGGATCGCGGTCTCAAGCGTTGCGGCCGTGACGACCAGGCTGAGGCTGCTGGCCCCGACCAGCGAAATCGCGGTCTCGAGCGTCGTCGCTGTGACGACCAGGCTCAGGTTGGAGGACCCGACGAGCGGGATTGCCGTCTCAAGCGTGGTGGCGGTGGCGGTGATGACGAGTGCGAGTGGCGGCGCGTCAAGCGTGAGGTCGGCGCCGTCGCCACCGGCTGCATTAACGACGGCCGCGCCCACGGCCTCTGCCGTGGTCAGGGCGAAGGCGCCGCTCGTGCTCTGGACGGTAGCGAGGCCCGTGCTCTCCGCGGCGACGCCTGCCACGGCCGAGCTGGTGGCCCCCGTGGTGGCATCTCCGAGGGCGGCAGCATCGGCCCCGATGATCGCGGCAGCGGCACCAGCCACCACCGTGTCAGCGGTGGACGCGGCGCCTGTGGTCGCGATCGCCGCGCCGGTCGCATCGACCACGGCCAAGCCGAAGGACTGGCCATCGGCCTCGATAACGGCGCCCGCGGCAGCGTCCTCGCCAGCGGCGTCGACAACCGCCGCCCCCACGGAACTACCGTCAGCCGCGATAACGGTGGCGGGCACGGCGTCGACAACGGCCGCCCCCGTCGCGCTGCCGTCAGCCGGGATGACGCTCGCGGCCATGGAGTAGACGGCCGCGGCCGTGCTGAAGTAGTTGACGTGCCAGTAGTCAACGTGAAAGTAGCCGTTGACGTAGGCGCCCGCGGTGGCCGCCCCCTGCCCGGCCTGGCCGATCGCCAGCGCTTGCGTTGTGGCGATGGTGCTGGTGGCCACCCCGACGATGCTGTCGCCCTGGGCGAGCGCCAGGGCTTCAATGCGCGGGCCCGCCGCTTGGCCATCGGCGGCGACCACTGCGGCCCCCATTGAGGCGCCGCTCGAGGCTAGGACCCATGCCGCCGCGCCATCGACTGTCGCCGCTCCCGTGGAGGCACCACTGGCGAACCAGAGCGCGACGCCCGCAGCGCTGACGACGGCCGCCCCGGTTGACGATCCATCAGCCTCAACGACGTTCGCCGGCAGGGTGATCGTGTCGCTGAACTCGATCCAGGGCCGGAAGGTGGTCCCGGCCTCCGTCTCGTTCTCGGCGAGGTCGCCGCCGGTGGCCGTGCCACCCCAGCGTAGCGAACCGTTGTGCCGATTGGTGCCACCGCCTGAGGTCGGCAGGCCGCCCAACCCCACCTCGACGACGATCCGATCGTTCACTTCAATATCAACTGTGGCAATGGCGATGCTGGCGAAGCTGGTGTTGCGCATCGCCGTCGTCGCCTCAGTACCCCGGCGCGTGATGGCAAGCAGGGTTTCCTTCTGAGTCGTCCCGGCCTGATCGACAACGTAAATCTTGATTGTGAGCTGCAGGTTGTTACTGACGTGCAGCTCGGAGGCTTGCAGTTGAGCCTTGACGGTCCCGGAAAGCTGCTGTGCCCCGAGGGGATCGCTGACGTACTGGCGATGCAACGAGTTGACGTCGGCGATGTGATCCGCTGAGTCGGGGGCGTTGGCCACATCCGTAAGCGTCGAGGCGTCCGGCGTGGTGATCAGGAGGCGACACCTAATCGGCGTCGCCTCGATATGCCCCCAGTCCGTGCCCGAGATCGTCGGCGAGACCGCCGCCGCCTCGGTCAGCGGGAAATAGAACCGTGTCGCCATCTTACCCTTCGGTGACGATCGCGGTGGTCGTCTTCAGCCTCGGGATCACGCCTGTGGCCATCGTGATGTTGGGCGTGACCGTCCCCGACCACAGCATCTTGTTCGTCACACCAGTGCCGATTGAAAAATGCGTGATCGCCGCTCCCGGTGTGGCCCCGCACTCCGGGAAATCCAGGTTGGCCACGAGGAAGACGGTGTCGTTGGTCACCGTGAAGCCGCCCGAGGTGCGCGCCACCGTCTGCCGGGCGTAGTTGGTGTACGCGGTCTCGTTCGTCGCCTGCGTCCCGGCCTCGCCCGGGTCGCTGGTGTGCAGGGCGAAGGTGAGCGTGGTGGCAGGCGTCGAGCCATCGTCCTGCGCCAGGTCGGCGATGGCCACGGCTTGGAAGATGAGCTTCAGGAAATCGTTACCGAAGGCTGTGGGCTTGCTCATGTCGTCCTCCTCATCAGGCCAGCACCGCCCAGCTGACCTCAGCATCGGCGGGGGCGGCATCGGCGAACTCAACGGTGAACTGCGTGGTCGACTGTGCAGCCACGCGGTACGTGGTGAGCCACGTCGGCGTGACGAGCACGCGATAGGTGATCGGGAAGATGCCGGTCACGACCTGGGTGGTCGCCGCCGCCGTGACCGTCGCCCGTCCGCGGCGCTGCACCCCGCTGGCGAGCTGCGGATCGAGGATGCGCAGCGCGAGCGTGTACACGTCCCGGATGTCCACGTCCCGCGCGAACAACTCCGGCAGGCTCAGGAGATCCGTGAAGTTCCGCTGGACGCAGTACGCGCTCGGGATGCCTTGCGGCACGATGCCGTTGTAGTTGGAGACGAGCTCGATGACGACGGGCGGCGTGATCGAGAGGACCGCGTTGACGCGATACCAGAGCATCGACTCGCCCTGGAACTTGAAGAACTGGCCGGCCTCGAGGAGCACGACCTCCTCGGAGGTGATGCCGTCGAGCTGCACGTGGCTCGGCTCCCCCTCGACGACCATCGCGGTGCCGCTGCGGATCTGCCCATCGGGGGGCGGGATGAGATCGGTGAGCGTGGCCGTGACGACCAGCGCGAGGGTGAGGCTTCCTACCAGCGGGATCTCGGTGGTGAGCGTGCCGGTGGCCGTGGCCCGCAGCGTCGCCGAGGCGAGGAGCGGGACGGTGCCGCCCGTGAGACTGGCCGTCGCCGAGAGCGTCATGGTGCTGGGCGTGGCGGCCAGTCGTATCGCCGTCGTGAGCGGCGCGGCGGCCGTCAGGGTCAGACTCGGCGCTGCCGCCAGCGGGATGGCGGTGTCAAGTGACGCCGTGGCCGTCAGGACCAGGGCACTGGATCCGACGAGTGGGATCTCGGTGGTCAGGTCACCCGTGGCGGTAACGGCCAGCGTGATGGCCGCCATGAGCGGCCCCTCGCCGCCGGTCAGATCCGCGGTCGCGGTGAGGGCCAGGGTCGCGGCGGCCTCGAGGGCGATCTCCGTGGTCAGCTCGGCCGTGGAGAGGAGCCGCAGCGTGCTAGCCGGGGCCACCAGGGGGATGCCGGTGGTGAGGGTCGCCACGGCATTGATCTCGAGCCGCGCCGAGGCTGTCGGCAGAATGCCCGTGGTGAGGTCACCGGTGGCCGTGACGGTCAGGGTCGCGTTCGCCGCCAGCACGCCGACCGGAGCGGCGGCCCCGCCGAGCCAGAAGGCAAGGAGGCTGCGGCCGCCGCCCGTGGCCGCGGGGGTGCCCGCGATGCCCCAGTAGTCGACGTGCCAGTAGTCAGTGTGGAAGTAGCCGGAGCGGAAGTAGCCAGCCTCATAGGCTTCATCGAAGAAGCCCGGCGCCGAGGCGAGGACCTCGAGAACGACTGAGGACTCGAGGGCGATGGCCGTCGTGAGGTCTGCCGTCGCCGTCAGCGTGGCCGCGGCGGCGCCATCCAGCGGGATCTCCGTCGTGAGCGTGCCAGCCGCCGTGAGGCTGAGCGTGGCGCTGCCGTCGAGCACGGCGCCGAGGCTGACCAGGGAGGCGATAGAGATGGCGACGAAGGCCGTGTCGTCCGACCCGGCCGTGTAGCCGATCGTCGGGTCACTGGTGCTCGAGGCGGTCTGCCGATCGACGCGGAACACGAAGGCCCCGGCGTCGACGGCGAGCACTGACGTCATCCCGGCCAGCGGGGTGAGGTCCGTCGTGTTGGGCCGGCCGGAATAGATGGCGCAGACGGCGATGGCCTCGCGGCCGCCGACCTGGAGCGTGCGCTGGGGGTCGGCGACATTCTGCTCGAGGCTGTCGGTGTCGAGCACCTCGGTGTTGCCGGGTCCGGTGAAGGACAACGAGACGAACTGGATGTCGTCGGTGGTGCTGCCGCACGTGGCGCTGACGGTCTGGGGGCCGGTGGGGGGAGTCCCGAGGAACCACCACTCGGCAGCGCCGGGCTCGGTGGCGGTGTCGGTGGCGCGCACCATGCGGGCCATAGGCGTGCCGCCGTAGGTGATGGCCGTGACGTGATCGGTGACGGTCGTGCCGTGGATGACGGCGACGAGGATGCCGCGCGGTGAGCCGACCGGGGTATGCGTCCACGTGTGCGGCGAGGCGGTCCCCGTGCGCAGTGAGGCCACCGCCGCGTCGAACGCCAGCGGGACGGTGGCCCCCGCTGGCGCCCAGTAGGCATCATGCCAGTAATCTGGATGCCAGTACCGAGCCTGCCAGTATTGTTGCGTCGCCACATCAGAGCCTCAAGGCGGTCCCTTTAGGCGCTCGGCGTAATCGTCATGGCCGAGCGGTTGTTGCTCCCGTCGATCGTGGCCGCGATCCGTGTGCTGACGCCGTTCGGCGTGGCGAGGGTGGCGCCGCCGTTGCTCGTGACGCCCGCCAGGGCCGCCAGCATGACCGACAGGGCTTGCTGGATCGTGTAGCTCCCCTGCGTCTCGATCACCTTGGTGGCGACGCCGGCCGCGATATCCGCCGGGGCCGTGCCAGCGGCAGCGGTGGCCTCGACCTGGAGGAGATCGGCCCCAAAGAGGGAGTCCCAGACGTTGGCCGGCACGACGAGGAAGTCCTCCCAGACCGGTAGGGAGCCCGTCTCATGCACCGCGAGCCGCATTAGGCCGAGGGTATTCGTGTCCGTCGCATCGAGGAGGACTTCGTAATAGCCGTTTTCCTCGTGCGTCAGCGTCTGGGCCGCGGCTTTCTGGGCCCAGTCGCCGCCATTCTTTTTGAGCCGGATGTCCGGCTGGGTGATGGTGAGGGCCCCCTCGACGGTGTTGCCATCCGTGCTGTCGAGAAACGGCCCGATCGGGACGGACACCGAGGTGGACTGCTTGAGCCATCGCGCCATCGTTATCTCCTTCTCCGTAGATACATCGTCCGACGCGCCTGAGCGGGCAGTAACGGCTTGAGCGCCACCATGGCGATGAGCCACTCTCCAGCAGCCGCGCCGCTATGTGTCCACGTTGCGGCGACCGCACCGGCACTCGCTAGCACGCGGTCTTCTGTTGCAATCACCGGGTCGTAGGGGCTGGTGTTGGGCGGGAGGCGGCCAGTGAAACTGGTTCCTGCCACTTCATCCGCGTTGGTTATGACGGGGCCCGTTTCCGCGAGAACCCCAAAAATATAGGTGTTGTTGACGGTAGTAGTGTCCGTACCGCTTGTGAGGGCATTCGCGCCAGTGCCGGGCGCCGTTAATGGCTGAATTGCGCTGGCATCGACCACATCGGAGGTGGCGCAGCCCGAGACCTCGTGGTAGGCCAACACTCGACCCGCCGTGGCCGACGAGAACGTAACGGTTGGATGATAGTTCGCGCCTCCGGTGATGTTCGCCACCACCCACACCGCGAGGCGGAAGGCCCCTGCGTTGTCGGTGCCGATCACGACAGGAGATCCATAGGTGTTGCTAAACGTGTCGGCGACCGTCGCCGTGATCGCTGCGCCATTCCACCGTGCGGCGAAGACGAGGCATCGACCGCTCGTGAGCGTGTTCGACGACGCATAGGTGATCGTCGTGCTGCTCCCGGCCCCGTTGTTCCAGTTGCCTAAGACGAAGGCTGGATCGGCCATTCTTCCCGTCCCCTATCTCGGCGTCACGGTGAGGCCCGTCGGGGGCGCTGGGGCCGCCCCGGCGGCCGGCGTGTTGGCCCAGGTCGCGCTGAAGGTGCTGTTGAGCACGCCCTGCGCTGTGCTCACGGCCCGAACCGCACACGTGACGATGGGCAATGGCGCGGTGACATAGGAGGCCGTCGTAACGTTGGCGGCCACGGTCGTTACCAGCACCCCGTTTCCGGGCGTGCACCCGCTCCCCTCGCAACACCAGAGCTCGGTGCCTTGCTCGGCCGGCGAGACGTTCGTGTCGGTCCACGCGAGGTTCGCGTTCTGCGTGCCCAGCGTCGTTGCGGACGCCTCGTTGCTGTAGCCGCTCTGGGCCACGCCGTTGGTGCTCTGCACGCGAAAGAACCGAGTGGTGGAGGCCGAGAAGCCGGAGACCGTGAAGGACGTCCCGGAGGCCGAGCCGATGCTGCTGAACCCGGTGCCACCACCCGAAGACGACTGCTCGATCAGATACGCCGTCGCCCTCGCCCCAGCAGTCCATGCCAACTGAATCTGCGACGTGCTGAGGGCGCTCGCCGTCAGACCAGTCGGCGGGTCCGGCGGAGTCAGGTCGACATCCCCGCCCTCCCACGAGGCGAAGGACATCGTGTCCCGGAACATCACCATCCCGGGCGCCCCGCTCGTCCATGGCGACGAGGCGTCCGTCAAGGAGCCTGACGTGACGGTCCCCGCCACCCCGTTCCGGGTCACCGAGAGCACGGTGGTCGAGGTGCCGACGGCGCTGAGTTCATACACGGCGCCGGTCGCAGGCACGCCCGGGAATGTACCGCTGGCGATGTAGGCGCCGCCCGAGGCCCCGTTCCCCTTCACGAGATCCCAGTTGTTCGCGGCGCTATACACCTTGAGGTTGTAGCCGCTGCGCACCGACGCCGAGCCACGCACCATCGGTCCCGCATCCGCGTCACCGGGGTTGCCCATGGTGACGCGCGAGAACTGTGCCGCCCCGAACGACGACGCGGTATAGACGGCGATGTGATCCAGACTGGACGACGTCCCGACTGCGTCCGTGCCATTGGCTCGGAACGGCGCGTAGAGCGCATGATTCGTCCACCCCGACGCCAGTGGATTCTCGGTGCGCGCGAACGTGTCCTGCACCGTGAGCGCCCAAGCCGGCGATGCCATGAGGAGGATGGCGAGGATTAGCCAACCAGCCATTGCCATACCCTCTCGACGTAAGCCCACGTCGGCAGTCGGAGACTCGCCGGTGTGCAGCCCACGCCACGACATCCGCGCAGATTCGTCGGCGCGTTCAGTGGAACGGCGGGGGTGCCGCCCTCAAACTCGGTGGCGATCGGAATACGCTCGCTCGAGCCGAGATTGTGACCAAAGAGCAGGTGCGAGAGTCGGATGGTGCACGTCCCGGTCACGGGTGTCCCATCAGGCCACGTGCGGGGGTCGCGGTACTCATGGTGCACATCATGTTCGCCACTGAAGGGAGTGCCATCGCCATTCAGGGGTGGGCCGTTCGGCCAGAGCCAGGTGTTGGCCGTGGAGCTGTACGACACCCCCGTCGAGAGGCGCGTGAGGATGATCGTGGCCGAGCTGACGCCAGTCCAGTACGCCCCGTTGTAGTACACCTCCCAGCGCCACCACTCGTTCTCAAACATCCTGAGCGTCATCCCTTGCACCCCGAAGAGATTGCCGCCCCACGTCACCGTCGAGGCATCGGGGAATCCGCCGCTGGAACTCCAGTAGATCTTGAGCTGCACCCACTTGTGCTGGGCGCACCGGTCATTCGCCGAGTTCCACCGGTAGAAGCGCCACCCGAACCGACCATTCAGCAGGGGGCTGGCTTGAGTGCCGATCATTGGACGGAAGCTGACGGTCATTGCCATATTCTCGGTCGCGGGAAGCTGCATCACGGGCAGCCCGTTCGGACCCGTCGCTACAACCGGAGGGCCGGCGTTGGTATACACAAGCTTGAACCCACCAGATGATTCTCCGCAGAGCAACGTGTCGCTTGGGTCCTGGTCCGTCTCTCGATAGAGCTGTGAAGAGATCGTCGTCCAGCCGGTGGCCCGCCACGTGCGATGACAGAACAACTTGCCCTGGGATGCGAGCGTATTCGCCGCCGCCTCACGCGGGGGCGCCGCCTCAGCAAGAGCCGGAACGAGACACAGCAGGATAGATCCAATGAGACGCCTCATGGCCAGCACCCCGTGTCAGTCGTGTATGTGCTATCGGGCGACCCCGTAGCCTGCGCCTTGGCGCGGTAGCACGAGGGCCCAGGGTTGACGTCCAAGAAGCTGATCAGCGTCCCGGTCCCCGTCACCCCCGGGATCGAAGTCAGCAGCGCGAAGTTGGAGCAGGACGACGCCGGGGCGATGATCGAGCAGCGCTCGATGATGAAGTTCGTCTCGGCGGTCCCGCCCGACGTAGGGGAGGCATCGGTGAATTGGATCTCAAGGTTCGGGCCGGTGAAGGTCGCCGTGACCGCGTGCGTCTGACTCATCGTGACGACGCAGGTCCCGATGCCACCGCATCCGGCGCTGCCACTCCAGCCGGTGAAGGTCGAAGGCGCTGTCGGGGTCGCCGTGAGCGTGACCGGCAGTCCTCGATTGTAGGAGTGCGAGCAATCGCCGCCGCAGTCGATCCCGACTCCGCTCACGGTGCCGAAGCCGGTGCCCACCTTCTGGACCGTCAACGGCATCAGGAGCACCGGGGGCGTGAACGGGTCAGGGAACGGCTCCGGCTGCGCCAGCACCGGCGCAGTCCAGAGCGTCGCCATGGCCAGCACGGCCAGACTAACCCGGGTCCACACCGATGACAGGCTCGGCGGCCGCATTCGTTGTGATCGTCCCCGTCCAGGCTTCAGTGAAGTCATCTTCCTTCTTAACGCTCAGTGTGGTCGCGGTGAGCGCCCAGCGGTTGCGCAAGAACCGCAGCGCGTTGAGCATCGAGCGTGCCGGGACGCTGGCGGTGATCGCCGTCCAGTCCCGGAGCAGCGTCTGATCAGCCCACCACCCGGCCGTGAGCAGTCGATAGCCGACATCGAAGGGCAACGCGCCCGTGACACGGATCTGCAGCCCGACCCAGTCCGCGCCGGCCGCGAACATGGCGTCGGGGACATCGAAGCGGTAGCGCCCCTGATAGTTCGTTGAGGAGATCTGAAACCAACCACCCAAAGCCCAGGCGCTATTGCCCGAGCCCAGGGCGAGCGTGCTGATCTGCACCGGGCTGGCCGCACCCTGGCGGTAGTAATAGGCCGTCACGCTGCCGAAGGCGACGCCGGTGACCGGGCTATTGTCCACCGCGCTGCGCAGCAATACCTCGATGCTCAGCTCCGTCGCGCCCGTGACGACATCGCCGTAGAACTTGTCAGCCATCGTCGTTACCCAACTAGGCCCAGGTCACAGATATGGCTCCGATAGCAAAACTGGGAGCCGGGTCGAGGTTGTTGATCGTCTTCGGCGTGGCCAGCGCGCCGTGGCAGATGAGGTTGCCGGCCGTGGCGGCATCCCAGATGCCGAAGTGCGTGACGACGCCCCAGTTGGCCGTGGGCGCCGGGAAGGTCACGGCCGCGGCATTGGTGGTCACGCCGTCCGTGGCACTCGCCGCCGTCCAGTTCGCATCGAGCGGCGCCCGGGCGACACGGGCATAGCTGCCGCCCGTGACCTCGGTGCCGGTGCCGGCATCCGTGGGATCCGCCGTGTGCAGGGAGATCCACAGGCCCGTTGGCTTCGTGAAGCTGGCGGTGCGAAACACGTGCGCGCGGAGCTGCACTTCCAGGTAATCGCTCATGTTGGCCATGATCTAGCCCCTCCTCATGCGGCTAAGACAGCCCAGGTCACGGCCGCCCCCGCGGGCGCCGCCGTGCCAAAGTCCAGGACGAACTGCGTGGTGGTCTTGCTCGTATCCGCCCGGACACATACCGTCGTCAGCCAGCTCGGCGTAGCCAGCACGCCGTAGGGCGGGGTGGGAAAGGTGCCGTTGACCGTGTGCGAGGTCGCCGAGGTCGTCACCGATGCCAGGCCGGATGAGAGGATGGCTCGCAGCAGCGTGGTGTCGATGATCCGCATCGCGTGGGTGTAGATGTCCCGGATGTCCGCATCGCCCGGGGAGAGCTCCGGCAGGCCGTGCAGCGGCGTGAAGTCCCGCGCGATGATGTAGCCCGAGAGCACCCCCGCCTCGATGCTCCCGGAGTAGTCGTCGGTCAGATCGACTACCACCGTAGGAGTAACCGAGACCACAGAGGCGATCGTGAAGAGGCCCGTGGTCGTCTCCCCGGCGAACTTGAAGAGCTGGCCTGCCGCCACGAGGGCCGCGTCGCTGGGCGCCATCCCGCTGAACGTGATGCGGTTGGGCGCGCCCGCCGTGACCATCGCCTGTCCCGATCGAATCTGCATTCATGCCCTCGCCCGATGTACCATGTCGCACCACTCGCGATTGCCGTCGCCACCCGCTTCGGTGGACCCGCTCAGGTAGCAATGGGGCCGGACCAGCGCGTCGTCCGCGCCCTCCATCCCAGGCTGATGCGACGCGCACGGCTGCGGAACGTAGGTCCCCCACTCGCGACCCGCCCAGCAGTCCGGGCAGAGCGACGGCAGCACGACCTCTGTATCCTCGAGATGGTCTGTCATGGTCGCCTCAGCCGGTCGCGGACGGCGGCCGGCGCTGCGGGCAACAGGGCCTGCGCTCGTGTCCTCAACGCCTGCCGCTCCTTGAGGGGCACGTCGGGGAGTTGCCCCAGCGGCCGGGCCATCGCCCGCTCCATGGCTGACTCCGCGCTGTAGCCCATCTCCCGATAGCGAAGCCACGCCGCGTCGTCGTCGTGGGGCGTGGTCAGGTGGCCGTCCGCCGTGAGGAAGAGGAGCGGCAGCTCGATCTCCGGCCGCGCGGCGATCACCGCACCGTAGGGCTCGGCGGGCGGCTGCCAGCCCTTGGGCGCGTCCTGCTCGATGAGGGTATGCACCCACCCGTCGGGCCCGGCGATCACGCGCATGAGCATCAGGCGCTCCTCGAGAGCAGCATCAGCCGCGAGTTGACGACGGTGAGCCGCATCGTGTAGCCGGAGGCCCCGCCGATGAGTCCGGTCAGGCAGAAGTGGTGCGTGCGCGCGGCCCCGGGGGCGAGGTTGAAGAAGAAGATGTCGGTATCGCCCTCGGCCGGGTCGAGCGCTGGGAGTACCACGCTGAACTGCTGCAGGATCGGACTCGTCACCAGCGTGCCGTAGCGGAACCGCACCGTCGCCGTGTGCTCATTGATGTTGCTGCCGCCCGTACACTCCGCGCGGAGAAAGATCTTCCACCACAGGCCGATGGTGTCGGTGTTGCGCAGCGTGGTCACGGCTGACGCGTACGTGGCCAGCACCACCTCGGCCGGGGCCGTGTTATCTGGATTCGTCCGCTGGAGGTTCAGGGACGTGAACGACACCATGCGAATGATGTTCAGGTCCTGGATGTGATCGGCCACGAGCTGCTGCACGTCGCCGCTGCTCGAGACCTCGAGGGGTGGCACGGAGCCGCCTTGGCGGCCGATGCGGACGAAGGGCGCCCCGGCCTGCGCGCGGAACACGGACTGCCCAGCCCCGTCGAAGACGTCCAGGGCGTCCTGCCGGAGCTCGACACGCGCCCCGGTGTCGGCCGTGGCGATCTTCCCGGTGCCGACGAGGATCTGGGCGGCGAGGCTCCCGGCCGTCATCTTGCTGACCGACAGGTCGGTGATGTGGGCGTTGCCCACGACCGCGTTGGCGATCTGGGCGGCCCCCGTGATCACGGCTTGGTCGGCGATGAGTTGGGACGCCCCGATGGTGCCGGCCAGGATGTCCGAGCCATGCGTCAGGGCCTTGCCCCAGTTGACGATGAGGCCGGTGCCCCCGACGTAGACCGCCATCACCGCCCTGTCGCTGCCGAGGGCCTCCGCGATGTCGGTGGTCGATCGGAACTGCGTCTCGCCCAGCACGTAGTAGATGAACACCACGCCGCCGCCGACCGGGAACGGGGCGGCGAGCGTCTGCATCGTGATCTCGCCGGAGTTCATGAAGCCGGATGGCGTGGTCGCGACGAGCCGGTAGAAGTATTGCGTCTCCGGCTCGAGGCCCGTGTCGACGTAGGTCGCCGGCACGGTGGCGCCGAACGAGGCCACGAGGAGGCCCGCACCGCCGGTGGCGAGTGACACTTCCCCCGACGCCGTGGTGCCGGCCGCGTTGGTGGCGACAAGGCGGTAGTAGTAGGTCGTGCTGGGCAGCAGGCCGGTGTCGATGTAGAGGGTCGGGACGGTCGGCCCGTAGGCGGCGATCTCCGTCAGGGCGCTGATCGGGAAGTTCGGCGTGGTCCCGCGGTAGAGCGCATGGGAGGTCGCGCCACTCCCGGCCGTCATGCCGATCGTCACGGAGCTCGCCGAGTTGACGCTGACGGCCGTGATCACTGGCGCGGTCGGCGGCGTGGGGGTACCACCCAGGTACAGGCGATAGATATGCCCCTGGTTGGAGGCGCCCTGCCGGAGCGAGGAGGCCCCGCCGAAGGTGTCCATCCAGGTGGCGCCGTCGGTGACCGTGATGTCTCGACTCTCGCCGACGACCTCCACCCGGGTCAGGCTCGCGTGCCAGGTGAAGGTCACGTTCGCCCGCTCGTTCGGGTGCAGGTTGTAGGCGAAGACATAGCCGAGGCCGCCGTACTCCCAGCAGCGCGTGCGCACGTCGCTGGACTGGTCGAGGATGTGCAGCGACTCGGCTGTATTCGCTGGCACCTCATTCAGCGCCGCCAGCTCGGTGACGAACGTCGACCGCACGCCCTCAAACCACGTCGGGCCGCCGGAGACCGTCAGGAGGGCCAGGAGGTCCTTCCGCCACTGGATCGCGTTCCCGGTGACCGTGCTGTTCGCCGTCAGGAGCGAGGGATTGGACGGGTTGAGCAGCACCGGCTCGAGCGTGGCCAGCAGGCCCGACATGGTTTCGATCTGGGCCAGCACGCGCTCCCGCTCGCTGGTCGTCCAGGCGCTCGTGTGCAGGGCGCCCTGCTGCACGCCCAGAGCCCACCACCAGACGCCGACGCAGCCCTCGGCGACGGCGGCCACCATGTGCGACCACAGCTCGGCGTTCGTGATGAACCGGGAGTTCGTGCCGAACTTGAACGCCTGCAGGACCATCATCGGGCACTTGTCATTCGCCAGCGCGTGGTAGCGCACGGCCGCGGCGGTGTGCCCGACGTCGTAGTTGGAGTAGCCGTAGGTGTTGGTGGTGCCGCCCGGCGCGGTCTCGACAGCCGCCCCGATCGTGTACGGGTCGGCCCCGAGCCAGGTGCCCACCGTGGACTCGGCGTAGGCAATGATCGGGTCGATGAACGTGTGCCAGGACACGCCGAAGGTGGCGAGGTTCGGCATGGCCGTCGTGTACGTGGTCTGCCACGTGGCCAGGTCGGTGAGCGCGTCCTCGCGCGTCTCGTCGAAGAGGTAGACGGCGGCGGCCCGAGCCTTGCCGGCGAAGTTGAACCGGAAGTTATTGGAGTTGTCGACGACGTCGAACGGGCCGTTCGCGTCCGAGTTCGCCTGGACCGTGCCCGAGGCGCCAGCCGTCCAGTCATAGGAGGCGTTCCCAATGGCCAGCGTGTACATGTGCAGCGGGTCCAGGGCGTCGGCCAGCCGCAGCCCGTTGTCGAACGTGCCGGTGTAGAGGTTGATATAGAAGTTCAGCTTGTCCGTGAAGCGCGCGAGGTTGCGCACCACCACGTGCCCGGCCATGTCTTGACTGCCGCCAGCGCCCTCGAGGCCGCTGTCATAGATGCCGCGCACGAAGATCGGGCTGCCGTCGATGGTGACGAAGCCGGCGGCGTTGCGGCTGACCGTGACGCCCGGCGTGGGCACCGTCGGCGCCGCGGCCGGGATGATCGCCAGTTGCTTGTAGGCCACGGCGAAGGAGGCATGGGTAACGGCGGTGGTGCCCGTCGACCCCGCCGCGGCCTTGCCGCCCTTGGCGACGCCGAACGAGCCGCCGCTGCCGGTGGCCGTCGAGTCATCGACGATCTCGGTGAGGCTGGCGAGGTTGGCGTTCGTCCACCCGCTGAAGACGGCGGTGCCGTCGGCGTCCGGGGCCGAGCCCGCGAGGACGCTGAGCACGAGGCAGTCGGCCACGGTCGTGGTGATCGACGTCAGGGCCGAGTCCGTCTCCGCGAAGGTCGGGGCCTCGCCCGCGTCAGTATTGATGGGGTTGCCGGTGGGGATGGCCCCGCGCACGGCCAGGATCCGGGCCATCTGGTGGTTGTTGGTGGCGTTGGTGGTCGGCGCCCCCTGCGAGCCGTTGTAGCGGCTCCACCAGATCGTCAGGCGCACGTTGTTATTGGCGTGGGAGAAGCCGACCTGGGTCCACGTCCCGCCGTTCTGGTTCGTCAGGCTCAGGGCTATGTCCGGGACGCTGACCGCGCACCGGGCGATCAGAACGAGGACGTCGTCGACAAGGAGATCCGCCGGCAGATCCGGCGTGATCGCCGTGGTGCCAACGGCCAGCGCCCCTATCGACGGGACGGTCGGGACGGCCATCTTAGGGCGACGACCTCACGCTCATGCCTTCTTGGTCACACTTCACCGTCGCGTTGGGGGCGGCGGTCCGGTAGCTCTTGACCGTGCCGTAGATCGAGGTGACGGTGATGCACACCGTGGCGGGATCCTTGGCCATGGCCTCAACGAGCTTGCTGATATTCGTGGTCGAGCAGCCCGTCAGGGCCAGCGCCAGTGCTAGAATGGCCACGGCTCGCTGGCTCGTCGCGCTGACGACGACTGCGATGGGTTTGCACCCACAGTTATGGAGTCGTGGGGTCGGTTCGAGTCCGAGCGTCTTGAGTGCGGAGCGCCAGCGAGTCATTGCCGCACCTCCACCGCGATACAGGCTTCGCCGTCCTCGCTCAGCAGCCTCGCCATGTCATCGAAGGTGATCAGCGCGGATCCCCCGCTCCCCCATGACCGGCCCCAGGAGTTCTTGAGGCGCACCACGGCGGCCTTGGTATTGACCCCGTTGAGCACGTAGGCGTGGCCACCGACGATGGCGCCCCCGATCTGCACAAAGCCGGCCGGATCAGGCGTCAGCATCCGCACGTAGAAGTTGGTCCCGACGACGACCGGGCCACGATCCAGCAGGCACTGCACGACCTCCTCGAGCGTGAAGCCCCAGTAGTAGTTCTGGATGAAGCCGAGGCCCTGGAGCACCTTGGCGCCGGCGCGGACCGAGGTGCCCTCGTAGTCGATGCCCGGCCATTCGTCCACGTCCTGGGCGCCGTGATAGATGCGCTCTGGCGCCACGATCGGCGCGGTCCCGCGCTGCGTGGTCGGCCCGTCTTCGAGCCAATGGGCCCAGGCATAGCCCACGCATTGCGGCGTCGGCCCCTGGTCGCCATACCACTGCGACTGGTTCCAGTAGCGGAACGTGCGTACGCTCGCCTCAATCGGCAGAAGCGTCCGCATCGGATAGTTCTGGTCGCGCGCATCGGGCGCCTGGAGTCGGCCGAACGCCGGCACTACTTCGCCCTCGGCAGTGTGACGTTGCCGATGTAGCCCAGGACGCCGAAGACGTTGAGGAGCCAGAGCACCACCGCAATCACCACCACGATGTTGATGATGGTGAGGATCTTCGGGTCGATGTAGGGCCCGAGGTACGTGTTCGCCAGCCAGAGCAAGACCCCGACCACGACCAGCGTGATGACCAGAGCGATCAGATTCATGGTGTCAGGTCCTCCTGCGGGCGATCAGCGCCCCTCTGACTCACGACCCCCTCCAATGCCACCGACACGTTGATGATTGGTTCGGCCGAAGTAAAACCCGATGACGAGATTCGCGACGCCCGTCATGAAGACGAACGCCGCGACTCGTTCTCCCCCGTCGCCTTTGACCGAGAGCACCGCCGACACGGCGAGGACCGTGGTCACGACGGTGGCAGCGATGAACGCCTGCGTGTACTCCCAGATGACATTGATGCGCCGCTGCCCGGCCGAGCGCATCGCCACTTCACTGACTTCGCTCTCGACGCGGGTGGAACGCTCCTGTAACTCGCCACCCGTGCGGCGTGACCGCTCATCACGGTCGCCCCCTGGCTGCATCGGCCGGGCCGGGTCGTCTCGCATCTCGGCACTGCCTGGAGTGCTCACGACGAGCGGCACCGGGGCCATGACAGGCGTCAGCTCCGGCGGCTTGGGCTGTTGTGGGTTGCTCATGGCGGCGGCAGGACCGCGGACCCCGCCTGGAGGTCGTGCGTCTCCACGGTCGTCCCGTCCAGCGTGTATTGCAGCGTGCCGGCCGTCCACGTCACCGAGCGCGTCACCGGGTCGAAGCCGAAGACGATCCCCTGCGGCGTGAACGAGCGCGTGAACATGTCGATATTGGCCGTGGCCATCGGTGTGGCGGTGACGATCTGACTGCCGATCCCGGCCCCAAAGGCGTCGTGCGGCATCACCTGGACAAAGAGTGGCGTGCCGGCCGTCAGGCCCGGGATGATGGCCTCCCGCTGGCTCGGCGCGCGTGTCGCGACCACCGTTGAGGGCGGTGAGGCTGCGGCCACCAGCATCTCAAACTTGTTCAGGTCGTAGTCGCTGGACTGGTACGCCTTCCAGTCAACGATGAGCGCCTCGAATGTGGCCATCACCTGGGGAGCCACCTGGCTCATGTCCGGCGGCGGGTTCTGAACCGTGAGCTCAGCGGCGAACAGTGAGCGTTGGCCGTCCTGCCCGCGCGCCCAGACACGAATCATCAGTACTCGCGCCGGGACACCGGCGTGATCCTCAAGGTTCTGCTCATACGTGTAGACGTAGCTCGGCGAGGCGGTGCTCGTGCTGTGCCGTGTGAGGCCATTCGTGACAATCTCGACCAGGTAGTCACGAATCTCGTTATCCTCGGTGAGGTTATCCTCGCTATCACCGTTCCCGGTATAGAGCGCGGTGGCGTTCCACGCGAACTTCGCCTCGGTGCCGGCGAACGTCGTGTCGTTGGGCGAACCGCTGATGCTATTCACCAGCCGAAGGCCCGTCACACGATGCGGCGCAGGCGGCCCCATCGTCTGCCCGACGCGCGCCAGGTACCCACCGGCAATCGCCGTCAGCGTATAGGTGACCGAGACCGGCGGGTTCGGCAGCTCGATCAGGGTGATGACGACCCACGCGCTCGGGGTGCCATAGCGCGAGATTGACCGCAGGCGTACGTCGATCGTGTCGCCCGGGATCATCGGGCTGATCTCGATCACATTGGCTTCCGCCTGCACGTCCGAGATCGCCCTGATCCAGGGCGCGTCTGTGCTCGCGCCCGAGACACGCCACGCGGCCTGCACGAGCGCCCCGTCGAGGATGTCCGTCGATGGGTAGGTGCCGGAGAACACCCATCGGACGATGATGCGGGAGCCCAGCGCACCACCGCCGGCGCGGCTCACCATCGTCCCGTCCGAGGTCAGCGCAAACACCTGCGGGAGCGGAGGCTTCCTCAGGGTCGGCGGGATCGTGATCTGCGGGTCGTGCGCCGGGATCGGGCCGCCGTCCGCGCTGTGGATCGCCGGCGCCGCATCGACACAGGTGATCCGGGCGCCCATGTCCTTCAGCATCTCGACCTTCGTCACCAACGCCTCGACGCTCGACTCACCCACGGCGCCGAACCCGAAGAGGTCGCCCGGGGACGGCAGCGGAAACGCCTCAACCGGGGTGACCAACGTAAACACCGTCTGAGCGCCCTGGCTCGCCGTCACCGCGGCGAGGAGTGAGCTCCCGTCGGCGCGGCGGATACGAATCTCGTAGTTCACGCCCGTCTCGATCAGCATCGGCTCGTCGCTAGTGACACCCGTGAGGATGCCGCTAGTCACTGCCACAGCCTTCAGGCGCCCGAAGCCCACACCCCACAGAGGCACGTCGTGGGTCACGCGAATCAGGTCACCGCGTGTGCAGACCAGGTGCTCCACGTCAGTCACAAACTCGTAGAGTTCAGGTCGAAGCGTCGCTTGAGCGAGGTGGTAGCGCGCCTCCTTGAAGGCCTGTTCCGGGTCTGTGATCCCGAAAAACTGCATCGCCTCGAACTTCGAGGCGTTGGCCGCCGAGTAGCCGTCGGCGTAGACGATCCGCTCGTCAACATCCCACCCAGCGTCCGGATTGATGAAGCGAACACGGAGCGCGTGGGGAATCTCCCGGAACAGCTTTGAGCCCTTGAACTCGCGCGAATTCCGTGGGGTGAAATGCTGCACGGGCACGCTCTGGAGCACCTCACGCACCACGCCGAACCGGCCGTCAGGGCTCCCCAGGCTCGCGCGCCCGACCGCCGCCACCTGCCGCAGGAGCTCAGCGACAGTTGTCTGCTGCTCGACTACGAAATTAAAGGTGCGCCCGGTGGCGACGCACTCGGTGTGCCACGCCGCCAACGAGTCGATATCAACCCGCACGTCTGCCACAGGGCGCGCGTTCGCGGAGCCCTGCAGGACATCACGGAAGATCGACGCCGGGTTCGCCGTCACGCGCCACGGCCAGGTGTTCGAGCTGGCCTCGTAATCTGGCAGGACGCTCTCCGCGATACAGTTGAACTGGTCAACCACCCCATTCAGCTGATCAGTCGCCTGAATGCGGATGGCGACCTTGCACAGGCCGGGCAGCGTGATCGGGTCCTCATTAAGAACAGAGCGCAGGACGCGCCACGTGGCGGCGTTCTGTTTTTGCCCCGGCGCGGTCGCTTGCACACGCCCGCCGATCTGCTGCATCCGGACGTCATAGATCGCGCGGGTCTCGACCACCTTCCGGAACGTGCGCCGAAGCGGCTGCGCCGTGCCGTTATTGTCGCTATAGACCGTGTCAGACAGGAGCGTCCAGTCCACATCGCCCACCTTGCGCTGCCAGATGAGGATGCGCGCAGTGGCGCCGGCGATCCGCCCGTCCGGGTCCAGGTGGAAGAGGCCGCCCTCAAACACAAAGTCCGTGGACCACTCGTCCACCTCACCGTTTGTCCTGCGCACGACCATCGTCCCGACCGGCGCATCGGCGAGCAGCACCGACTGAGGATCCTCGATAACGCTCCCCGGGAAGAGCGTCACCGGCTCGTCATCCAGGTACCCCTCGCGCACCTCGACCTCCACCTCGTCGTACTCGGTCAGCGGCGTCTCGCCGATCTTCATCTCGCTCAGCTGAAGCGGCCCGTAGCCGAGCACGAACAGCATGCGCACGTACTGTGTGTTACCGGCAATCTCGGTGTACGGCAGCGCGCCGTAGTTCGGAAAGATCCGATGCCGGCCGTAGACCCTTGTCACCGCGCCGTACGGATTCGCGACGTTGCGCGAGCCGGTGATCGAGAAGACCGGCTGATCGTTACTTGACGTGTCCTTGAGTTTCGGGAGCGTGGGCGGCGGGAAGATCAGCGTCATCGCGCCGCTGAGGAGCAGCCCGACACCCATCGTGATCACATACGGGGCGAACGGCGCACCCCAGAGTGTGCACGCGAGGATGATGCCGACCACGATCAGCACAACGCCAGCGGCGATCTGAATCCACCCCTTGGTGCCGCTGTCGCCACCGCCGCGCGGAACCACACGCACCGTCACGAGGTGCTCGGCGCGCGGACGGACGCGGGACCACCACTGACGCGGAATCATGTGGCCGTCAATCGCAACAAGCGCGCTTTGCCAGTCACGCAGGCCGAGCCCTTGGAGCAGCACGCTCAGCGTTGCGCCTTCCGCCACCCACGTCGTGCTCCGCTCAAGCGTGAAGGGGTTGTGGAGCACGAGCACACGGACGCGCCCGGCCGGCTCATCAACCAGCTCACCCGCGAGCGTCCTCGTCGCGATGCTACTCATGAGAGCGTCGTGTGCCTGTAGGCCGCTTCGATGCGGCGGGCCCAGATCGGGTGGAGGCGCTCGATACAGGTCTCGCGCCCGGCCAGCACATGCAGCATCCGCCCCGGCGCCACCACCAGCCCGACATGATGCCGGCCAGCCAGCGCAAGCTCAAGCACATCGAACACCTGCGCGGTGTCAAGCGGCACCTGCCGCCAAGACGACGACGTCGCCTCCTCGAAGAACAGCTGCGCGATCCTCACGAGGTCACGCTCCCCGCGATAGCCGTCGACATAGCTCTCGACCGTGACACCGGCCTGCTCGGCCAGCACCAGCCTGATCAACCCCCAGCAGTCAAGCCCGTCACGCGTCCGGCCCCGCTCCCGGTATGGGAGGCCGATGTATTCCGCACACCACGCGGGCAGCGTCGCCGTGACGGTGGGTGATGTCATGCGAACAACCCCCGGAAGTTCGCCGGCGTGTAGTCGTGCTGAGGGAACCGCTCGCTCATCACATCCTCATACGGCCACAGGTCGCCGCTAACAGTGAGCGAGGTGTAGCTGACGTTGCGAAGCGTACAGCTGAAGGGCCCGGCGACCGCGACGTTCGGCTCAGCCGCCCGGATGAGCGTCAGAGTGAACTCAGCCGGGGTGTCGATCGAGCGAACCGCCTGAACCACACGCTGATCGATGTTGTCGATCATCAGCTGAATCCGCGGGATTTCATCAACCGTATCGTCCGGCAGCGCCAGATCGAAGTGGTACGGCGTATAGACCTCGCCGTTCGAGACGATGGGGACCGGGTTGTTCACGAAATACATCGTGGGCATCGATGGGTGCGAGAGCGTGAGGATGAACAGGAACACCTCGCCTGTCTCCTCAGCCATGAGCGCCTGTCTGGTTGCGAGGCTGAGCGCTCTCACGGCATGATCTCCAGTTGGAGGTGTGCCAGCCAGCGCTCCGGGTCAAGCGGCTCCCACCGCAGCGCGTCGGGGCCGACGATGAACCGGTAGACACACGGCGCGCCGTTCCGGTCAACCCAGTCGAACGACAGTGACCCGCCACTCAGCGTCGTGGTGAAGAACGTGTAGAGCGTGTCGAGGTCGGCCTTCGACGGCAGCGTGACAGCGCCAGTCACCCGCCGCGGTGTCGCGGTGTAGCGCTGCCGCTGTTTTGCGATACCGGTGTCCATCTCTGTGCGGATCGCCGTGACGGGCGCCGACTCCTGGTAGCCGGTCACCAGAGGATACGGCATGAGCGAGGCCGGCCACGTCGGCATCAGCGGGCGATCCCGCGCCGGCGCAGCCCGTAGCTCGCCCCGAGCGCCTTGTCGAGCGAGCCATCGCCCACCATGCTTGCCACCTGTTGGCGGAGAAAGACGTTCAGCATCTTCTGCCCTCCCGGGCCAGTCATCTGCTGCGTGTCACTCGCGATCGGGGTGCCGGTCTGGTTGTAGATGTTGACGACCATGTCCGACTCACCACCGGCATGGACCATCTGCCCGATGCGATCCAGCGGCACGATGGCCTCGTCTTGACCGCCCTCGCCGACGAGCATGAGCCGCCCGCCGGGCCGCGCTTTGACGATTGCGCCGTGCTGGGCCGTGCCGAAGCCCTGCGCCGCCTGCCCGTATGTGCCGTAGCTACCGCCGCCGTAGCCGCCGCCGTAGTAGCTCATGACGATCTGGGAAATCAACCGGATGGCGGCCTTGATGGCCTCCTGAACGAGCATCTCGGTTGCCCACTTGATCAGCGCGTCCGCGATGTTGTTCAGCATGTCCTGGAACGCCTGCTCGATCGTCTTCGTGCCGTTCTTCACCTCGACGATCGCGTTCCCCAGCTCACTGCCGAGCACCTGGCCGAACACCTTGAAGGCCTTAATCGCATTCTCGATCATGCTGAGCTTGGCGTACTCCTCCTTCATCAGCCGAAAGGCCTCGGTGTTCATCTGCCCGGCGATGATCATGGCCATCATCTCCTCGCGGAGCTGGGCCATCCTCACGGCGACCACATCAATCCCCTCGCCGAACGCCGCATTCGCTGCGAGCGCAATGTTCGTGGCGGCCGCTACACGCTCCCAGGCCGCCACCACACGATCCACGTCAAGTTGTTGCCTCAGCGCGTTAGCCCAATCTCGGAGCGCCGGCGGGATCCCGCCAGGCAGTGACGCCAGCCGACGGAGCGCCTCAGTCAGCGCATCGACACGCTCCTGGGTCTTGTGAAACGCCTCGCCAGTCGCCGCCGCGGCCTGCATGCGCCGGCCGAACTCAGCCAGCGGCTCGGTGGCGTCGGTGATGATCCCCTGCAATTTCTTGGACTCGTTAATCTCATCGTTCATGCGCTGTAGACGCGCGGTCGCGTCAGTGAGATAGCGCGTGAACAACGCAATCGCGTCAGCGGTCGCCTGGACATTCCCCTTCGCATCCACCAGGCGCTGCCGCAGGAGGTTCACCTCTTCCTGCATCGCCCCGATCTCGTCGCCGGTGATCTCAGCGCGGTCGCGAATCGCCGCGAGCGCCTCGATAAACCCCTCGAAGCCAGCCGAGACAGCGGTGATCCCCGACTCCTGCTCGGCTTCAGCCGCGGCGGCGACGGCCATGGACGCGCTAAAGTCATCCAGCGCCCGGCGGGCGTCCGCGACGTGCTTGGTCGCGAGCGCCACGTCCTCGGCCGTGGCGTTCACATTGGCCTGGACCGAGAGGTACCGCTCCTCGGTGTTCTTGAGAATGTCCTGCAGCAGCTTGAGCGTGTCACCAGTCAGCGCCCACTCATCCCGCGCCTTCGACTCACCCGCGATGAACCCACCCCAGACAGACTCAAGCGCCTCGATCGACGCCTGGAGCTGCTTCACCTCCACGTCGTCAAACTCCGGCATCCCCTCACGCGAGAGCGCTTGCGCACGCTGTAGCCCCTGCGCCTGCGCGAGCGCGATCGTCTGATTCAGCTCCGTCTGGATTCGCGCGAGCTCGGCCGCCTGCCCCTTCACGTCGGCTGCCCACGGTGACGTCTTCGCAGTGACAGCTGCCCGAGCGGCTGCGGCGGTCGCCTCCGCGCGATTGATCTCGGCTTGTGTCAGCGCGTCTGACACCCGGCGCTGCTCATCGAGCAATCGTGTATACGCGTCGAGGTCGCCGCTCGCGCGCGCCTGCGCCGCCTCGGCGCCGAGCGTCGCCTGGCGAATATTGAGCAGGCTCACGACAAAGCCGTGTGTGCCGATGGCCGTCTGCGCCAGCACCGCATTGAACTTGGAGAGGTAGTCTGGCAGCTCGCGGAACTGGTTTTTCAGGTCGCCGAGCTTGTTCGCGCCGACAGCGGCCTGATCGCCCGTC